CTGGGAGTAGCAGCCTGGAAGAGGCTCGTCTTCTGAGGGAGTTGCTAGACCTGCTCGCCAGATACCAGGGTTCAGTGGAGATTCCGGGAGCCGGTCTGTCCGTCAAGAAGTTCGGCGACCTCTTGGCCGCTGAGCTTGCGAAGCATCAGGACATTCTTCTCAGGGAGAACGGTATTCGCGCAGCCGCAGAGCAACTGGACAGCATGCTTGCCATCAGGGAGGAGATTGTCGACGACCTGCTGCCCAGGTGGAACGCGCTAGACGACGGCTCCCAGGGCGAGGGTGAATCGGATTCCGCTCCCGCGGTCGATCCAGAGGCCCTAGAGAAGAAGCTGCAGGCCCTGCAGAAGCAGATTGAGTTCTACAAGGGAGAGCTCGCGAAGTACGGCATTGAGGGCTCAGACGTCAAAGGCCTCTATTCTGATGTTGTCCTCGGGGGAGCCTGCGGCGAACTTGAACCCCTATCCGAGAAGGACCTCCGCGATCGCATAGCCGGCCTGCAAGAGAGCATCGCCCAATTGACGACGCAGACGGGCAGGGATGCTGCGAATATCGGCTACTTGAAGAACGACCTCGAAAAGCTCAAGAAACGCGAACCGCACCAGTACCAGGATCGTGCTGATCAGCTCAAGGCAGTTCTCGCCGACGTGCAGAACATGGGCTCACGGCTCAATCAATACGAGGAGTACATCCAGCAGCTGATCACTAAGAAGGCGGACGCCTCTTCCAACGACGTGGTCCGCAATGCCTATTACGAGCAGGTCTTCGAGTACCTGGGCAGGAGAGTAGGCACAATTCGCCACGTGTCTGAGGTCTACGAGGTTGCCAAGATAGACTTGCTCAAACGCGAGATTGTCTCGACGAAAGGCAAGCAGCTCCAGGTTGAGTGGCTCAGCACCGGGGAGGGGCAGAGCGCGTATCTCACCGGCCTACTCACAGGCTACGATGGCCGCAAGATGATCGCATTGTTTGACGAGGTGGCCATGATGGACTCGAAGTCGCTGGCTGCCGTCAATAGTCGACTCATTGAACTCTACGCGGCGGACAAGCTTCTGGTGGGAATCGTGGTGCAGAAGGGCGAGGAAGCCCGCGTCAGGGAGCTGGTGTAGGGCATGAATTCCGCCGCTGAAGCCGCACTGCTGGACCTCTACGAAAACCTCCGGGGCGTCTATGTGGGCTCCGGCCACAAGTATGTGGGCGGCTCTGTCTTCTTGGGTTTGCTTGCGATGGGCTCGAAGACGAGGCGGATGCGCGTGCTTCTGGACGCTGCTGTGAGTGCGAGCGCGTTGGGAAGCTCCGGCTCGGAGCTAGTAGCCCTGGGTCTTGCGGATCACGCTGGTGCGGACCATCGCATCACGCTATCGGCAAAGGGGATATGGGAGGCCGAGCAATCGAGGTCCATTCTCGACTCGGCCGGACTACTCGCGTACATCGATGAGAAATGGTTCAACTGCTTTGCTGAGTCGAAGTCGGCTCCGACCGACAAGGAGAAGCTGATTCTCTTCACTCTCCTTGCTGCGCGTGCCTTCTCGCCGGAGACAGGAGTCAAGCTGAGCCGAAAGCAGACCCACCGCGCATGGATCGAACTGGTTCTGTCGGCTTCGGACTTCCTCAGAAGCTACGACATCATTGGAGATATCGGGGCCGAGGAGGCACTTCGGCCCGGCAGCGCCGGTACTGGTCCTCCACCGGTCGTCAAGTTCTTCCGCCACACCGACGATCTGCCCAAGAAGACGGATGGCATCTTCATCGCGAAGCAGCTGAACTACTACCTCGACCTCGATTCGGAGGGTGTAATCGACAAGGGGAGGCTCGCCCATCTCTTCGGCGTCCTACTGGAGGAGAAGGCTGACTTCACCACGGCAGAGGCGTTTGGCAGCTTCTGTCGTGACCGCGCCTATGACATCGCCGTCCAGGTGCTACCACCGAACGCGCCGACTTTTGCGTCGCTCGAATTCGATCGGCTTGTGGACAGCGCTCTGCGCGAATCAGTGCTGAAGGCGTAGGCTCGGTCGCCGGCGAGGCAAGAACACGCCTCAAGGAAGTCCTATGCGCGACAGCCATGCCGCGAATCGCTGCGACAGGTCCTCCCTGTAGGGAGTACTCAGTCTGCATGCAAAGCGGCTCCGTTTCGCATCAATCATGTACTGGGTGCCGACCGTGAAGTAGTGCTTGAAGTCGACCACTTGGTCCACGATCGCCTCGTCGTCCGGAAACGCCAGATGGTGATACCGCGGGTCTTCGTTCTGGGAGATTCGCTTGGCTGACAATCTTGGGCACTCGATTTCGATGTCCTTGAGATGCGTTCCAGCGTACAGATGGTCGGCGTTGTACATCGGTGCGACGAGCACCGATATCATCAGCTTGCGCGGACTCACCCCTTTGCGACCCACTCTGACACCGTAATCGTGATCAAGATCGCACGCGGGCGAGAGCACAACGCATAGAGGAAAGATGATGTCCGACACCAGGAGCACGCCCTTGTCCTCAACCGTGTACTCGGTGAAGGCAATGTCCTTGACTATGTCGCCCTGGTCGACGCGACGGCGATTGCCCACGCGCGTCTTCTGAAGGGGCGTCACTTGATCACCCTGGCCCTTCTGATGCGTCTGAAGGGTCTGCGTTCTCCGAATGGCAATTCCAGTTCGACCTCGACAAGTTCGGCTTCAGACGCGGTCCCTCGGGTAGGCGCTATCACTGGCGGATCGGTCGATGAGCTTTCCGACATGTAGGCGTCGTCGACATCAACATTGAGCTGGCGCTTCACTAGTGAGGCTCCCTCATCAGGCTTCGCAAATCTTCAGTGATGCTGCGCTCGAATATGTCCTTGATCTTCTGATGAACCGCATCGACAAGGCCCGGAAGTTCATTTGCATTCATGAGGCCGGCCACATAGCCGTCGATGTCGAGTACAAATTCCTTCTGGCGAATGCTGGCTGGATAGTCTCGGTTGGGAAGGCCAAACTGGAACTTCAGACGGATGTCTCGCTCGTAGTTCAACTCCATCACCGACATCGCCCGTGCCAGTCGCTTGGGGTCAGGCGCGAAGTCAATGGCAGCGATCAATTCTCCCGCAATGTACCTGCTCCAGCTTGTGGGCCGAGCCTCCTTCAGGTCGAGGAGATTGATGTAGCGCAGGCCAACACGCACGATTTGAAGATCCTCGTTGGCTACAGAGATCGCTCCGAGGGCCGCCTGGAACTGCTCGATCAGATGTTCAAACTCCGAGTACTCGTTGTGGATGACTATCAGCGAGTTGGGGGAAACGACGCACTGATCGGCACGATCCTCGGAGAAGTACTGCCACTCCTTCGTCATCACCTTCTGGCGAGACATGACCTCGGGCGTGACCTGAAGTTCCTCCCCGACAATGGTCCGCGGCTCAAAGATGGGCAGACCATTGTCCTTGACAGCCTCCGCCAACGATGCAGTGGCGAACTCGTCCGTTGCCTCAATGGGCGGGTCGAAATCCGCACGAATCAGCACTTGGTTCAGGAATGGATAGTCATACTCTTGGCTCACGCTTCCCCCTGTCGCGCAGGATCCAGTGTCGGGATTCTAGCTGCCGCACCCGACGAGTCACAGGGGTGGCTTCACATTCAAGGCTCAAGCTCTCGTGGCGATGGGAGCCGTCACCGCTCCACTCCAAACCACCACGTGTTCCGCAGCGGCCGCCGCTTCTCCCACACGCCCTCGAGGCTCGTCCCGTCCTTGGTCGTGTTGAACTCCCCCGTCACGACCTCGCCACCCTCCACCCGGACGCACGTGATTGCGTGGTCGGGGTCCGAGTGCCCGTCGAAGTCGATGACGCCAGGGCTGCCTGGGAGCGGCTCGTCCACCAGATGGAGCCCGTTCCGCCCGGCTTTGGCGTCCGCGAGCATCGCGTCGGTGTTGGCCCAGTACACTCCCCGCCTGAATGCCCTGCTGCCTGCCTGGGTCCACGCCCAAGAGATGCCGATGACGCAGTAGGCGACGGCGCCCCAGCCCCACCAGGCCGTGTACTTGATGACGTTCTCGCCCTGCTCGCGAGTCCCGATTTCGCCTTTGATGATGGCGAGGGCGCGGAGGCGCATCTTGCGACGCCGACTCTGCACCGCGTGCTCCTGGCGCTCCTTCCGCCGGCGGGTCGTTGCCCGAAGCCTCATGCGCACGTCGGGCTTCCGCTTCCCCGACAGGTACGAGAGCAGCAGCCCTCCAGCGACCGGATGGCAGAGTCCGGCCGGGTAGCCGACGCGCCACTTGTAGTGATTACACGCCGCGGCGGTGCGCGGCCCGAAGACGCCGTCGAGCGGGCCCGGCTTCAGGCCGGCGGTGCGCAGCAGGCGCTGCAAGTGCTTCACGTCGCTGCCGGTCATCATGGGTTTGCGGATCTCGAGCAGACGCATTCTTCCTCCTACTTCCAGAGTGAGACGATGAGCGAGCCGATCGCCCCGAACACGGCAATGAGGCTGGCGCGCTTCATCCAGACGACGTCCTCGAGCTGCTCCTCGAGGCGGGTGACGCGGGTCTTGAGGCCATCGGCGCCGTTGCCGTAGACGGTCGCCCTCACGCCGGCCATATCGGCGCAGTCGAAGCCGCAGGGGCGGTCGGCGAGCTTGGCGACGGTCTCCTCGGCGGCCTGGCGGGCGACGGTGCGCAGCGCCCAGGCCTGCTCGTCGGTGAAGCCCGGTATCGAGTCGCTCATGCGGGCCTCACCTGCGCCGCCGGTAGGGCTTGTGCAGCTCGACGGCCGTCGCGCTGCCGGCCGCCTGCAGCTGCTCGATCAAGAGGTCCTCGGAGAGACCGACGTCGAGGTCGACGTAGCCGGTGTCCGCATCCACGTGCGCGCGGGTGATGTAGAGCGGTCCGGCGCCGCCCTGCTCGCACTCGATCCAGTCGGCGCCGTGGATGTACGGCGCAGGCCGCGTGCCCCCGCCGTGCACGGGCACCGTCGGCGCAGCGATGCTCGCGCTCCCGCCGGAGAGCGCGACGCCGAGGTGCGAGGCCAGGGACCTGGCGATCCTCTTGGCGTGGTCCTCGGCGTAGTTGTGGGCCGAGAAGTCGACCGTGAGCACCGGCGAGGTGGTGCCCATGAACGGAGCGCCGACCGCCCATCCGGGGTCGGCCGGGGCGATCACCTGAGCCGGGCTCCCGGCAGGCCAGATGGTCTTGCCGGTGTGGCCGTAGACGAGGCGCAGCGCGCGGGCGATGCCGTTCTCGGGGTGCTGCGTTACGTCCCAGGTGATGCCGGGGGTGGCCGCGTCGACGCGGTAGCAGTTGGGGAGCGCGCGGATCTGCGCGGGGTCGGTCAGCATCGGCCGCGCGCGAAAGACGTCGCCGAAGTGGCCCCACTCGACCAGGCGATCGGCCTGGCCGGCGAAGGTCGCGAGCGCCGAGGCGGGGTCGGTGTAGGGGCGGCAGGCGAGGCTCCTCAGCACGCCGCCGATGGTCTGCACGTCGTAGCTGCTCGCGAGGCCGATGAACTGCGCGACCGCGCTCATCGCCTGGTCGACCGTCTTCTGCGCGACGTCGGTGTAGAGCACGACGTCCTCCAGCTCGACGAAGCGCTCGTCGGTCGTCTTGATGCCGCCGCGGCGGTTGCACCACATCGCGAGCGCCACGTACCCGGCGCCGCCGGCGCCGCCGAAGACGTAGTCGAAGGCGCGGTTCTGGGCCTTGCTGTTTGCCTCCCAGCTGTGGACCACGTGGTAGCTCGAAGCGTCGAGGCCGACCTTGTAGGCGGGCCACCAGAGGAGCGCCGCCTTGAGGTGGTCGCGGAGGTCCCAGCTGGCCGTGCCGGTGATCCGCTTCCAGCCGTTCATGGCGCCGAGCATGTGCGTGGCGCCGAGGTAGCAGACGCTGCCGACGATGCCGGCGCGGTCGTAGCGGACCTTCGCGTCCTCGCCCGCCGTGATTGCGATGCGGCCGCTGGCGTCGAAGCTGAAGCACTTCGGGCTCTTCTTGTTCGCGATCCACTGGCTGGCGTCAGCGTCGGTGAAGACGAAGCCGACGTCGCCGCGGCTCTTGGCGACCTCGTGGGCGCCGCCGCACAGCACGGGGACGACGGCCTTCTCGCCGGCGTAGCCCGCGCGCGGGTCGCTGAGCACGTAGCCGGTGTAGAGGCGCGTGGTCACGGCTCCCAGCGTGTGCTCGACGATGACCTTGGCGCCGTGCACGAGCTCGGGGTACTGCGCCTGCGGGTTGAAGGGGTCGGCGACCTCGACCCAGAAGCCGGCGCCGGCGTCGCCCTGGTTGGTCGACTCCCACTCGAGGCCGTGCGCCGCCGCCTCGCGCCGCACGCCGCCCACGTAGACGCGCAGGCCGCCGTCTCGGAGGGTGGTGAAGGCGGTCACTCGGCCGCGTGCTCCTTCTCGGCGACCTCAGCAAGTGGCCGCTGCGCCTCGGCGAGTTCGACCTCGGCGATGGTCTTCTCTACGATGGCCTGCGCGAGCTGCAAGCCGAGCCTGTTGATGACGGCGCTGGCGTCAGCCACTGCCCCTCCTCATGGTCCGATGGTCCGGTACTCCGAGCCGCCCGAGCCGTAGCGGGCGACGAGCTGATAGGAGCCGCCGTTGTTGGTCATGTAGAGCTTCCAGCGGCGGTCGGCGTTGTTCAGGTCGTTGACCCACACGCCGTCGTCGGAGACACCCGACACGCACTCCGTGTTCGGCATGACCGCGCCATCGGAAAGCACCCGCTTGGAGACCTTCAGGTCCCCGCCGACCTGCACTTGGCTGTGGCCCATGACGCGCAGGTAGGAGGTTCCGGAGCCGTCGACTGGGGAGTGCAGGGTGAGGGCCGACATCATGGCGAGGCCCTTGCCAAAGCCGCTGTAGTAGTAGCCGTAGTCCGCGATCAGTCGGCCGGCCCCGTGCCCCGACACCCCGTCGTAGAAGTAGACCGTGTCGTCGCTCGCGATCTCGACCCGCCGCAGGCCGGTGGACGTGCGAACGGTGCCGCCGGTGATGACCTGCCCGGTGATGTTCACGCCGCTGATGTTGCCGCCGGTGATGTTGGCGGCGGTGATGGTCAGGGCGTTGACGGCCGCCGCCGTGACGACCGCCGCCTGGACGCTGGAGACGACGAGCTTGTCGGCGGTGATGGTGTTGGCCGCGATCTCGGCCGCCGTGACGGACAGCGCGACGAGCTTCTCGGCGGTGATCGTGCGGCCGGCGATCTCGTTGGCGGTGATGGTGCCGGTCGCGATCTTCGCGGCGGTGATCGCCCGCGCCGCCAGCTCGTCGACGCCGATGGCCCCAGCCGCGATGTTGCCGGCCACGATGGCGTCGGACGCGATGTGGGCGGCCGCGATAGATCCGGCCGCGATTGTCTCGGCGCTGACGGCCCCGGCGGCGATGGCCCCGGCCACGATGGCCCCGGCGGCGATCTTATCGGCCACGATGGAGCCGGCTGCGAGCTCTGCCGTGCCGATGGCCCCGGCGGCGATCTGGCCGGCGTAGACGGTGCCGGCGAAGATGTCGGTGGAGCCGCCAGCTGGCATCCATACCTGTGGGTTGGTCATCGGGCTGCCCCCTAGAGCTTCATGATGTAGGCGAGGGCGTAGTAGGGCGGGAGGTTCGTGCCGTGGCCCTGCGCCGCATGGGCGTCCGGCTGCGTCACGGTGTGGTTGCTCGGCTGCGTGAACGTGTGGTTGCTCGGCTGCGTGAACCCATGCCCGTGGTTCCCCGCCCCCGTGATGGAGTGCTGGTGGGTGCCCACTGCGGTGATGGGGTGGTTGTGCGTCTGGCAGAAGTTGAACGTGGTGCTCGAGCCCTGCGGCTTGGTGTTCTGGGTGCCCCGGTCGCCGGTCACGCCGCCGTGGTCGTGGCCGCCAGCGTGTCCAGTTAGGGTCCCGTGGTCATGCGCCCCGCCGTCAGCGGACACGCCGCCGCCAGTGTGCGAGGACACGTTGCCGCCCGTGTGAGCTGATACGCCTGCACCCGTGTGGCTCAGGGCCCCGTGGTCTGGCTGCGTCGCGGAGCCGCCCGTCGCTCCTGAGGCGTGGGCACCGCCAGCCCCGATGATGAACTTGTCGCGCAGGTCTGGCGCTCCAGCGGCGATGGCCTCAGCGGAGTTGTCGCACAGCACCCACCCGGCGGGCGCGACGGAGCCCTCCCACTGAGCGATCAGGCCGGAGGGAATGAGCTTCTCCTGCAGCGCGGCGACGAGGTCGTCGAGGTCGATGCTGTCCGCGAGGTTGAGCTTGGAGTAGGCGATGGCGGCGCTGCCGGCCACGTCGGCGTTCTCTACCAGCTTGGACGCCGCATCCTTGACGCCACCTGTGATGTGGACGAGGCCAGTCCCGGTCGGGATGACCTCGCCGCCCGTACCCGGCGGCACTCCCCACGCACCGTCCGAGCGCAGGAACTGAGCCGTGCCGCCGGGGAAGCTGTGGTCGGCCGTGGAGGCCGGGTCGTGCTGCCGGGGGTGCGTCGGGTTGTTCAGCGCGAGCTTCGACTCCGCGATGGCCGCGTTGGCGGCGACCTTGACGTTCGTGACCGAGAGGTCGGTCGGTACGCGCTGGTCCGTCAGCCGCCCGTCGCTGGACGCCACGATGCCGCCGTGCGCGCTGGTGCCAAGTGCCCCGTGCGTCGTCAGTGCCGAGTCGAGCGCGTAGGCTGCGGCGTGCCTTGCGTTGTCGTGAGTCGTCGGGGTGCGGGCATCTGCGAGCCGGGAGTCGTTCCCCTGGCAGACCGTACCGGCTGCGGTGCCGAAAGCCTCGCGCCCGTGCTTGTGATCCGCTCGTGCCACCGCCGCGCTCGCGCCCTCGGCGGCGACGTCACCGGGTGCAGACGCCCCGGCGGTAACGCCCACGGTGTGCTTCGCGTTGTCGTGAGCCGTTGGCGTCCTAGCGTCCGTGAGCCGCCCGTCGCTGGACGCCACGATGCCGCCGTGAGCGCCGGTCGTCGCGCCCGTGTGCGCCGTCAGTGCGCTGTCGGCCGCGTAGGCGGTCGAGTGCTTCGCATTGTCGTGAGCGAGCGGCGTCCGCGCATCGGAGAGCCGGGCATCGGCGGTGACCACTGCGGTGCCGGTCACGTCTGCCGGCGCATGGCTGTGGGCCTGCGGAGCACGGGCATCAGTGAGCCGCGTGTCGTTGCCCTGCACGACCTCGGCGGCGGCTGCGTTGCCCGAGGCCGGGACGTTCTTCGCGGCAGCGGTGCCCAGCGTCGGCTTGTTCGTGATGGTCGCGCCAGCGTAGTCGTGGGTGTGACCGCTGGTGGCCGCGCCGATGTCGGCAGGTGCGATAGCGTCACCGTTGCCCGTCGCGTGGGTCGTCTTGTGCGCCGTGGGCGTCCGTGCGTTGGCCAGCCGTGGATCAGCGTTGTCCACCAGCTTGTTGGCCCCCGTGGGAGCCGCGCCGCTGGTGCCCGCCAGCGCCGCCTTCTCGTTGGCGCTCGGGTCGTTCGCGTTGGAGTGCGTGGGGTAGGCGAGGTCGAGCTTCGACTCCTCGATAGCCGCGAACGGGTCCACGTCGGCGTTCACCACCAGCGTGGTGTCCTGCGTAGGCATCCAGCCCGCCATCTGGAGGGCTGAGAGAGCGCAGTAGGCGCTGCCGACGTTCGCTGAGACGTGGAGCCGGTAGCGTTCGTAGGCCGTCTCGTTGTCGAGGACGTCGAAGTCCTTGGGCGTGTCGGCCGCCCAATCGGTGACGTTCGCCTGCGTGTCGAGCACGTCCCACGCGGAGCCGTTGAACCCCTCGAAGGTCCACGTCTTGGGGGTCTCACCGATCGGCTCGCCTGCCCCCGGCATGAAGCTGTACCAAGTGATGACGCGAGCGCTGCCAAACTGGTACTCGATCCACCACGGCGCGGGGTCCGACCCGGCGGTCGCCCAGCGGTCGCCGGGAACGTCGCTGAATGCCCTCCACGCCGCGTAGCCGGGGTCGTACTCGCTGCTCGCAGCCGCCACGCCGCTGGGCGCGGTGTTCGAGGTCATGATGGGGACGAGGTCGGCCGCTTCCTGGACCCGGTAGATGCGCCCCTCGTCAGGGATGAAGACGGCCGTGCCCGCTGGGTAGAGCGGGTCAGGCAGCTCGGGCAGCGCGTCAATCGTCTGGAGCGTCTTGATGCTGGGGTCCAGCTTGGTCGCGTCGACGACGCCGCTCGCGAGGGCATCCCCCGTCACTGAGCCAGCGCCCAGTTGCCCGGCTGTGATGGTTCCCGTGAGGTCGCTGGCGTTGACGACGTTGCCCCACGTGCCCGCGCCCCCGGTGGTCGTGCGGTAGAGCCTCCCGTCCGTGGTCAGGAAGACGACCGAGCCCGCCGGGAAGGCGGCGTCGGGCAGCGAGGGCAGGGCGCCCACCACGCGGGGCGGGACGATGCCGCTGGCGAACTTGGTGATGCTCACGGAGCCGTCGGGGACGACCACCGCTTCGGCGGTCACCGGCCCGACGACCAGGCACTTGGCCGACTCGTTCCCTCCGGTGTCGACGGAGCTCACGGCGTAGAAGCGCGCGCCGTCGGTCGCCGGCTGGGCGATGGTGACGACGTTGGCCGAGGTGGCTGCGACGAGCCCAGTCACGGTGTCGGGTGTCGTCCCCCGGTAGAGCCGGTAGCTGGTCGGCGTCAGGTTCACGACGGCGTCCCACTTGGCGACCACGGCGTTGAACAGCGGCGTGACCGAGAGCCCGCTCGGCACCTGCGAGGCGCTGAGGATGTTCACGTAGCCGACGTTCATCGGCTCCTGGTTCCCGCGCACGTCCACGGACCAGTACTGCACGAGGTGGCAGCCGCCGCCCGCGACCACGAAGGGCCCCGCGTACTCGGTGAGCCCGCCGACGTCGACCGCGTAGTAGGTGTGCGCGATGCCGTAGCCGCTGGCGGCGTCTGGGTAGAGCGTCACGGTCTGGTCGCCCTGCGCCCAGCCGTCGTAGCCGCTCGGCGCGACGTTGGGGCTGGCCGTGGTCCGGGGCAGGCCGCCGCGCCCGTAGTTGAAGACGTCGGCGCTCGTCTCGGCGCTGGTGCCGCCCGGGCCGGTGACGGTCACGTGGACCGCTCCCGAGCCTTCGGGGGCGTAGCAGGTGATCGTGGTGTCCAGGGCGGCGATGAACGTCGCCGGCTCGTCGCCGAAGTACACGGAGGTCGCCTCGTCGAAGCCCGCGCCGGTGATCGTCACCTTGCTCCCGTAGTAGCCGCCGCTCGGCGAGAGCGCGCTCACGGTCGGCGGCGGCAGCTCCGGGTAGGAGAACTCGTCCACCGGGGACGGGGCGCTCTCGCCGTAGCTATTGGTCACGATGACGTCGACGGTGCCCGATCCCGGCGGCGTGAGCACCGACAGCTCCGCGTCGCTCATGACCGTGAAGACGCCTTGGGGCGAGGCGGCGGCGATGCCGAAGCGCACCGCGATCGCGGTCGTGAACCCGGTGCCGTGGACGGCGACCACGTCCCCGCCGTCGTTGTCCGTCGCCGAGCCCGGAAGGACGCTCGTCACCGTCGGCGCGCCGCCGCCGCCGCCGCCCGGCGGCCCGACGTAGGGGTCGATCGTGAACTGGTCGGCTGAGCTCGTCGCGCTCGCACCGCCCGGGGTCGTTACCGTGACGTGCACGGTGCCGGCGCCCTCGGGGACGTAGGCGAGGATCTGCGTGCTGCTGACGACCGCGAACCGCGTCCCGGCGCTGACGCCCCCGAACGCGACTGCCCGCGTGTCCTCGGTGAAGCCGCTACCGGTGATGACGACCTGCGTGCCGGCCGGGCCAGAGCCGGGGTCGACAGCGATGACGGTCGGGGCGCTCACGGCAGCCGGTTCAGGACGATGGACAGGCGGGCGACGCTGACCAGGTAGAGGTCGTCCTCGACCGTCTCCACCGCGGCGCTGTCGATGATCTGGAAGCTGCGCCCGCCGACGCTGAGCTGCTTCGGCGTGGCGAAGTGGCAGGTGGCGATCTTCGCGTTGATCGCTGCAACGCCGGCGAGCATGGCCGCCTCGCTCGAGGCGCGCACATCGACGGGCAGCGTCAGCTGCGCGACGCGGGCGGCCTGGACGTTGGTGACCGCGACCCCGCCGGCGTACGAAGGCCACTCGTCGTAGGTCAGCTCGCTGCGTCCGGGGTCGAAGCCCGGCATCAGGTGGAAGAGACCCCTGTCGTTCAGGTCGAGCCCGTCGAAGAGGACCGTCTTGGCCATCAGCGCCCCCTCCCCTTGCCGGCGGCGATGCGCTCCTGGTGGCGCGTGACGTGGGGGCTGAGAAGGCGCGCGGCCTCATCGAGCGTGCCCACGAGCACGGAGCCGCCGGGGACGTGGACGTGGTAGTGCTCGTGGACGACCGATGGCCGCTGCGCGACGCCAGCTGCGCCGGCCACTGCACGTGCGGAGTCGACGCGCAGCGAGGGGCTCACCCCGATCGAGCGCGTGACCTCGCCGAGCTTGCGCTCCAGGCTGCCCGCACCCTCGTCGATGCCCTGCACGAGCCCGGCCATGATCGCCTGGCCGGCGGGGCGCAGCAGCACGCGGTCGTAGTCGAGCGGCCCTTTGAGGTCGCGGATCCTGCCGGCGATGCTCGAGACCTTGCCCCAGAGGGCGCTGAGCTTGTCCTCGATGCCGCGGATGAGCCCGCCGATCAGCTCGGCGCCGGCGTTGTAGAGCAGGCCGCTGAGGCTACCGACCGCCGAGACGATGCGGCCCGGGAGCGAGGCGACGAACGACACCGCGCGGTCCGCCCCGCTCTTCACGGCACTCGCGATGCCGCTCCACGCGGCCGCGGTGAGCGCCCTCAGCGCGTTCCAGGCGGCGGCCAGGATCGCCTTCGCCGAGGCGGCCAGGGAGCGGATGACCGCGGAGACGACGCGCACCGCGCACCGCGCGATCTGCTGGATCGCCTTCCAGGCGCCGCTCCAGTCGCCGCGCATCACGGCCATGACGAGGCGCATGACGCCGGCGATCACGTTGAGCGCCCCGAGGACGATGTCCTTGACGACCGGCCAGGCCCACTGCACGACCTGCACGATCGCGCGAAAGACGGCGCGCACGATGGGCGCGAGCCGGGCCATGAGGACCCGGGTGGTCTTCACCCAGTCGGCGATGACCGGCCCGATGATGGGCGCCACGGCGCGGAAGGCCGCGGCGACCTTGTCCTTGACCACGCCGGCGGCGCCTGCGATGCCGCTGAAGATGCCCTTGGCCTTATCGCTCGTGAGCGCCTTGCTCGCGGCGTCGACGCCGTCCGAGAGCGCCCCGAAGGCCGCCGAGAGCGCCGGCTCGAGGGCGACCAGGGCCTTGTTCTTGAGCAGCGTGAGCGACTCGCGCCAGTCGTCGGTGTCGGCGGCGGCCCTACTGATGGTGTCCCTGCCGCCGGCGATCGCCTTGGCGAAGTCTGCGTACTCGAAGCGCCCCTCGCGGATGGCGGCGACCATGTCGGGCCCGGCGCGCAGGCCGAAGACCTCGGCGCCGATCGCCATGGCGTCGGTCGCGCCGCGCGCCGCCTTGATCTTCTCGATGTACTTCGGGAGCGCGTTCTGCGGGTCGAGGCCCTCACGCGCGAAGGTCTTGAGGGCGAACTTCATGCCCGTGAGCACGGTGCTCGTGTTCACGCCCTCGCGCTCCCACTTGGCGAGCATGGCGATCGAGTCGGTGAAGCCGAAGCCCATGTTGCGCAGCGGCGCGCCGAACTCGACCACCGTCTGCATGAGGTCGCCCATGCCGATGCCCGACTGCTGGGTCGCGCGAAAGAGCATGTCGAGGGCGCCCGACTGATCCTTCGCGGCGATCGACCAGTCGCCGAAGAGGCGCGTGCCGAGGCGCACGTTCTCGGCGACGTCGCTGCCGGTCAGCCGAGACAGTTCGAGGAACTGTTCGGAGAGCGTCTGCAGCGGCTCGCCCGTCAGCCCGAGGCGCCGGTTCAGCTCGGTGATCGCCGAGCTCGCCGAGGCGAAGTCGGTAGGTACGGACGAGACCACGGCCTTGAAGTCGTCCTCGAGACCGGCGAGCGCCTTACCGGTCGCGCCGGTGCCGATGCGGATCGAGTCGAAGGCCTCGTCGAACTGGCCGCCGTAGTGGATCACGGCGACGCCGATGGTGGCGATCGCCGCGACCGCGGCCCCGGCCGCAGCGGTCGCGGCGGCGCCGACGGGACCGAACTTGCCGAGCAGGCCGTCGAGGCCCTGGTCGAAGTCGGAGGCATCGGCGCCCAGGGTGGCGACCAGCTCGGCGACGGTCAGGCCCATCACTCACCTGCCTTGGGGAATGAGGCGAAGAAGCTCGGCGCGTCGGCGCCGGAGATGCGCTGCGCGCGGCCTGCCTGCCGCTGCACGAGGCGATAGACCGCGTGCGGCGAGAGGCCGCTGAGCAGCGCGTTGAAGCGGCGCCAGCTCATGCCGGCCCGCACTTCGGCGAGGACGTCCATCTGGTACTCGCGGGCAAAGTCGGCCTCTACCGCGGTCCAGTGCTCGAGGAAGGGAGAGGCCCCGCCTCGGGGCCCGGGGCTTCCCCCGGCTCGTCCTCGGCCTCGTCGCCCACGCCACGGTAGGCGCCGACGATCGCCCTCAGCAGCTGCGCCATCTGACTGATCGTGAGGCCGCCGTCGAGCCACGCTTCGAGCACGGCCTCGGGCACCATCTCGGTCATGAAGGCGACCATCTCAGGTTGCTCGAGCTCATCCTCGCCGCGGCCCTCGGCGCGTAGGCGCAGCAGCTTCATCACCGGCTTGGCCGGCAGCGAGCTGAACAGCTCCCAGTCGCGCCCCAGGTAGCGCACGACGACCGGCTGCTCGTCGGCCTCGGAGAGGGCCGCGTCGAAGTCGATGTACTTGCCGGCCACGCTCACGCCCTCACGATCTGGCCGAAGACCTTGAGCGAGGCCTCCCAGGAGGACTTGTCGGAGCCGCCGAACGGCGTCGCCTCGACCGAGGCCTTGAAGGTGAGCGTCTCGGGGGTGGTCGCCGGGCTCGCGATCTTGAACTGCAGGAGGCCGGGGAGGCCCATCTCGTCCTGGACCGCCTCGACCGCCGCCTGGCCCGGGTCGCGGGTGCCGTCGGTGGCCTCCATGCGGTCGCCCTTGAGCGCCACCGAGTAGCCGCGCCTTATGATCACCGGCTTCTCCCAGCCGCCGTCGTTCGCGTCCGAGAAGTCGACGTCGGAGCTGGACGGGCTGATGGCGATGCCGTCGTCGCCGAGGCCCATGATCTGGGTCCAGACGGGCACCGCCTCGGTGCCGGTGTTCACGGACATCTTGAAGTCCCTCGAAAGGACCTTGGTCGGCGTTTCTGCCATGGCGCATCTGCCTCCGGGTTCAGTCGCGGTGTTCGGTCAGCGCCCTCACGTGCAGGGCGAAGTTGAGCGTGAAGCGGTAGCGGCCCTTCTCGTCGGTGCCGGCGCTTGCTGGCGCCGTCTGCAGCGAGGTGCAGACGATGAGGAAGACCTCGTCCTCGCCGCCCTCGTCGAGAGTCACGTAGCGCAGGCCTTGGAGGGCCGCGTAGGCGGACCAGGCGCGAGCGAGCGGCGCCTGCGGGTCGTTCGGCGCGCCGCGCAGCATGAGCTGCACGGTGGGCTCGTCGTAGCCCCGAGTCGCGGCCGCCGGCAGCGGGTTGCCGCCGGTCGAGAGGATCTGCACGGCCTCGTCCGGCGCGTCGGGCAGGTGTTCGAGGAAGCAGTCGCCGCCGGCGCCTTCGCTGTAGACAGCGACCGACCGCGCGTGCAACCACTTGGCGAGGGCGCGTGAGATCATCCGAGCCGCTCCTTGACGCCGACGGAGATGGTGAAGCCGAGCCGGGCGGCGTTCTCCTTGGCCGCCATCTCGAGCCACTTCGCGCGGCGGCCGCCGTCGTGGGTGAGCGTCGTATCCTCGTGCTGCTTGACCGCGTAGGCCTCGGCCTCACCGCCGTAGCTCACCTGCGCCTTGAGCGCGGCCGCATCGACGCTGACCTCGCCAGAGCCTTCGAGGATGCCTTCTTCCTTGGGCACTGTCTGGTTGGCCACCTGGAGCAGCTCACTCGCGGCGTCCTCGAGCGCCTCGGCCGCGGCGGCGTGCACCCGGGCCTTGGCCTCGGCGCGGTCATCGCGGCGCACGATCAGCCCGGGCAGCCTCATCGCGGCCTGCCCGCGCCGCCAGCCTCACCGATCGTCACCTCGAGGAACTCGGTTCGGTTGAGCCCTTGGATCTCCGCGACCGCGAGCACCGCGAGGATGCGGCCGAAGACGATCGCCTGGTCGCCGACCGCGACAGATGCGCCGGGTCGCAGCCAGGCGACCGCGTCGCTGATGACCATCTCGCCGCCGGCGTCGCGCACCTGGCGGCGCCTCGGCTCGATGCGGGCGGCGTAGGAGACCGGGTCGCCGTAGAGAGGCCCGGTCGCCCCTTCACCGGCGCGCGGCCGGATGGTGAGGCTCTGCCGTAGGAGGGCGCTCGGAATCACGCGCTCCTCCACGGGCTCATAAGGCCGGCGGTGCGGAGCAGATCGAGCGCCCGACCTGAGAGCCTGGCGGGGCGCTGCATCGCGAGGCCACCGACGCTCACTTGGCCGCAGGCGCCGCCGTCGAGGTCGTGGGCTTCTCCCACTTCGGTCCAGAACTCCACCTGGGCGCAGGCAGCGTCGCGCAGGGCCGCGGCAGCGTCAGGGTCCGCCGGCAGGCCTGTCAGGGAGTCGACCGCGTAGGCGCCGTAGACCGTGGCGTCGAGCAGCTCGGAGGCACGGCGCAGCAGGCGCTCCGAGTCTTCCGGCGCGTCGGTTCCGAGCCAGGCGGCAAGGTCGGCGGTTGTCGCGTAGGCAGCGGCCATCACTCAGGCTTGGCGGCCTTGGGTTCGGTCTTCTTGTCGGTCGGCTTCGCAGCCGGCGCCGGCTCCTCGACCTTCTCGAGGTCGGGGCGCTCGTGATCGAACCAGATGCGGTGGCCGTCGGTGCGCGGCAGCAAGTACCAGGACACCGGTCAGTCCCCCGGGCCGGCGTCGCTCGCGTCACCAGCCGCGGCGTCATCGCTTACCGTCGGCGCCTCGGTCTCCGGCGTCTTGCGGGTCGCCTGCCTTCCGCCCTTCAAG